TAGACCTCATTCATTCAACCAAAAAAGTTGAAACTGTTGTAGAACCTGTGAAAAAAGAAGCATTAGAAGTACAAAAGGAAACTACTGCTAATTTTGAATCAATGACTAAAGCCCAACTTGAAACTTATGGTCGTACCATAGGTCTTGAATTGGACAAAAGACATACTAAGGCAGATTTAATTGCCGAACTTAAAAATTTTACTTCACCTGAATAAATGATCGAAGAAAAAGTAATTCAGCCTGATTCTGTGACTCCTGCTGAACAGCCCGTGGCTGACACTCCTTCTCAACCACAAGCACCAAATTTAGATTCTGTAAAAGCAGAATATGAAGCACAAGTAGCTGCTGCACGAAAAGAAGCTGCTGAAGCACAAGAAAAATTTAAAGGCATCAAAACTAAATTAGATGATGTTTATAAACAGAAAGAAGAAAAACGAACCAAGGATTTAGAAGAACAAGGGCAATGGAAAACTCTTTGGGAAGAAGCTAATAAAACAGCACAAGAAAAAGATCAACAGATAACAACTTTATCTCAACAACTACAAGAGATGAAAACTACTAATGAAGTTGCATCTACAAAACAAACAGCATTAGCAGCGATTAGTAATCTTGGAGCGATAAACGCAGAGCAAACTCTGTCATTGTTACAAGGAAAGTTACAAAAGAACGCTAATGGAGAAGTTGTTGTTCTTAATGGTGGAGTAGAGCAAAATTTAGGTACTTATCTCACGAGTCTCAAAAACCCTGGTAGTGGTTGGGAACATCATTTTAAACCAAGTTCTGCTGCTGGAATGGGAGCAAAACCAAGCCCAGTTGCAAACGCTGGAACAGGTCAGGCAAACCCCTGGAAAACGGGCAACCTCACTCAACAAATGCTATTATCAGAACAAGACCCACAGCTTGCAGCAGTGCTCAAGCAAGAGGCTCAAAATAAATAGTTAATTTCTGTGAAATTGACCCCCTTATCTGTGATTAGGGTATCGCAAAACTTAAAAAGGTAAATCTGAATGGCTGCTCCGTTTCAGAATTATTCTGGCGGTGTCCTATTAGCGGATATCGTTAAGAGAAATAATCTCAGCACATACGTTTCCGAAGCAATTAAAGAACGTAGTGCATTTATTAGATCTGGTGCTGTCGTGCGTAACGCACTTCTTAATGCAACAGAAGGTGGAACAAGAATACAAGTTCCAGAATTTAACCCAATCGCACCAACTGAGGAAATCTTAGATGGTACAGCAACATGGGGTACAAGTAACGCAGGTTATTTGACACCACAGAAGATTGGTACAGGAACACAGATCGCAACTATCTGTCATAGAGGTTTTGCGTATGCTGTTGATGACGTAGCTGTATTGGCTGCTGGTGAAGATCCAATGGGTCACATCAGAAACCAAATTGCAGATGCAATCAACAAGCTAAACTCTGCAAGACTATTCAGTCTATTAGATGGTTTGTTCGGATCTACTTTCGGACCATTAGGTGCAAACTCACTTGATCTAAGTAAGGGTGCTGCTTCTGGTGCTGATGAAAGTAACTTCCTAACAGCAGCTACAGTTGCAAGAGGAAGATCACTTCTTGGAGAAAGAGGCGAAGAACTAGATACTCTAGTAATTCACCCATCTGTTGCTTACTACCTATATCAGGTTGGTATGCTTACATTCTCAACATCTGCTCTATCAACTGGTGGTGCAGTAACTTGGGGTGGTGGCGGTGTCGGTGTTAACGAAAGAAGCATCGGCCAATTTGCTGGAATGAATGTTGTTATTGACTCACAAGTTAATACAGTTCAGCCTGGTACAACAGGTCATCAGAAAGAATTCCGTTGCTACTTAATTAAGTCAGGAACAATTCTTGAAGGTGAACAGTCTCCTCTAGGTATTGAATCAGATAGAAACATCTTATCTAAGCAAGATGTTATGTCTGTTGATTACCACAGTGCTTATCACGTTATGGGAACTAAGTGGACTAACGCTGCTGACAACCCAACTAACGCTCTGTTGGCTAATGACAACAACTGGGCATTAACATATGATGCAGACCTAATTCCTATGGTCGAATTGATTGTTAATACACCACTTGATACAGGTACTAATCCTTAGTAGTATTAGGTTGCAAAAGCAAAGCAGTAAAGAACCTCATCAATTATTGGTGGGGTTTTTTCTTTACGCTACAATAAGACTAAATTACTTTATAGATCGTGGCAGCAACTATAGACGCAACAATAAAAGGAGCTAGTGCTAATAGTTATGTCACATTGGCAGAAGCTAATACTTACTTTGAAACCGTTCCAGATTCTTCAACTTGGACAAATAAATCTGATGATAATAAAAATAGAGCCTTAATATCAGCTACGAGATGGATTGACAGTTTTGTATTTTATGGTGATAGATGTGATGACGGACAAGCTTTAAGATTTCCAAGAAATAATTATCAGGTAGATGGTGTTGAGTTAGCTTGTTCTACAATTCCAAATAATATTAAGTATGCACAATATGAATTAGCAAGAGCATTGGCAAATGATACTGAAGCTATGACAGGGAATACAGGAACAGCAGGTAACTTTGAAGAAGTAAAATTAGGTGATATTCAGGTCAAATATAATACTGATAGTCAGGGAACTGGTTCTGTTAATAATATTCTTGACGTATATCCTTGGTTACAAAGCTACCTTGGTGCGTATATATTAGGTGGAGCTGGTAGTTTTCAAATGAGGGTGGTTAGAGGATAATGGCAGGTCAACTTGATTCATTACTAAAAAGTGTAGCTAAACAGGTAGTAGCTGATTTAGGTAGTTCTTTAGACTCAACTATTAACTATATAAAAAAAGGTAGATCAAGTTATAACATTGATACTTCAGAACAGATTACGATTGATACTACCTATTTAAATTTAAAAGTTCCTATTGAATTTGTTAAATCAGAAGATGATGAAGGTAAAGAAATTAGACAAGCAAAGATTTATATAACACCAGATTTGATTGGTAATAATCAGGTAGATTTTGATGACGAGATCCAGCTGACATATGCGGGGGAAACAAAAACTGCACAGATATATGACATTGATACGAGAAAGGGTGGGCAGGTTTATTTGTTTACAGTATTGGTACGATTCTGATGGCAAAAGATTTTTTAAAAAGTGATCCTATTGGTGATCTTGAATCTCAATTAAATCGTGACTTTAATAAAGTTATAAGAGCAGCCCATAAAAGTTTAGGAACTAAAACTCATAGTCCTGTTTATACAGGATTTTTTGCTTCTAGTTGGAAAGTTGCAAATACTCCTCCTAAAGCAAAAGATGACATTTTAAAATTTAAACCTTGGTCTGAAATAAAAAACCAAAGTAAAGGTAAAAGACCTTCAAACCCAAAAGTACAACCTAGATTTAAAGTTGAAAGAACATTTAATATTAAAAAAAGTGTTTTTATTGGAAATACAGTTAAATATGCTTCTTATGCTTTAGAAGGAGGTAAAATTCAAAATTTTATACAAGGTCGTATGGGTCAAATTATTAAAGACAATATGAAAGAGAAAAAAGGTAAGTTATTTTTATTAGGTGCAAAAGAACAAACAGGAGGTTTCGGCAACTTAGCTCCTGGAATCGGTTACTCTGACGTATTTTAATTATGACTTTAGTAAAAACAAGAGCAGCATTTGAAAAAGCAGTTACAGATGCAGTGATAGACGCAGATCCTACCGTTGCAATGGTTTATGACAATGTTACTTTTACAACATCAGGCAAAACAAAGAAGTATGTAATGATGATGATTAATTACACTCAAGCAACTTTACAAAATCAAGGAGATTCTTCTGATTATTATTCTGGTGTTATTCAATGTAATATTTACGTTCCAAAGAGTAAAGGTACTAAAGATTTATCTGCAATAGCAGAGACAGTTATTAATGGATTAACTTCAGTAAATGCTTCTACTTATGTCGATAGTTTCAGTGTAAAACCAAGAGTACAGGATATAAATGGCCCAACAATGCTTGAAATCGAAGATAGAAGTCATTTCGTTGGTGTAATATCTTGCCAATTCTCTACAAATGCCTAGTATAATAAAGTAGCAATACTTATTTTATGACAAGAGCAATCGAACTTTTAAAGAATAGTTTTGGTGTTAGCCAGCTATATCAACACGATGTAATAAAAGATGGCAATATTATATTCTGTGTTTATTGGCATCCACTCACTATTGCTGAAAGAGAATCAATACAAAAAAAATCTACAAGTGAAGATGTAAATGAATTTGCTTTACACCTAATGATTGAAAAAGCATTAGATAAAGATGGAGCTAGACTTTTTCAAGATGGTGACAAAGCATCTTTAAGAAGAGAAGTAGAAGCAAATATTTTACAAGAAATACAATTAGCTATGATAGAAGCCGGTCAGACTAAGGAGGTAAAAGAGGCTAAAGCCGATTTAAAAAGCTAATAATGATTGGAAGTTTTTATTTTCATTAGCGAAAGAATTAGGTAAAACTGTTGCTGAATTATCAGAAACTTTAACTGTTGAAGAAATGATAGGTTGGGCTGCTTATGCAGAGCTTGAACATGAAGATTTTGAAAAGCATCAACAAGAAGCACAAAGAAGTAGTGCTTTGAAAGGGAAAAGAGGTAGAATGAGATAAATGTTTTAATTTTTAAAGGTGGCTGATTATACAGTAAATCTAAAACTTGCTGTACAAGGTAGTAAGGAATTAGGAAAATTAAATAAACAAGTAAATCTAGCAAGAAAACGTTTAGATAAAGCGGGTTCCCAAAGTGAAGATTTTAGTAAAGCTATAACAAATTTGATAAAAGTTGAAAATAAATATGGACAAGCAATAAATAATAGAACAAAAGCTATTGATAACGCTCTTAGAGCACAAACGGGTATGCAAACGTTAGAGCAAAGAGAACATCAGCTTTTAGCTAGAGGTAATAGGTTAAGAGATTTAAGAATGAAAAAAGAACAAGCATTAACACGTCAACAAATGCTTAGAAGAGGTGCTGCAAGTGCTGTGGGTAGTGGAATTATTGGTGGTGGTTTTCCTCTATTATTTGGACAAGGGCCAACTGCTGCTATTGGTGGAGGTTTAGGAGGTGCAGCTGGAGGAGCTTTATCGGCAATACCTGGAATGGGACAATTTGGATTCGCATTATCTATAGCTGGTACTACTATTGGAGGTGCTTTAGATGATTTAGCAAAAGCACTTGCTAAACCTACAGAAAACATAGAAAAATTAGTTACAAAATTAGGTTTAGTTGATACACCGACAGGCAAATTAGCACTTGAATTAGAAAAGTTAGGCTTAACATCTTCTGCGGCAACACTTCTTTTGCAAGAGTTTGAAGAGCAATTTGGATTAAGTCAAGGACAAATTAAAGAAAATGCAGAAAAAATGACTAAATTTAATAATGAAATAAATCAATTAGGTACTGAAATTACATTATTAATGGCTAATTCTTTGGGTCCATTTATGGCTGGAATAATTGATTTTGCTAGGAAATTAAATCAAGAAAAAGTTATAGAAAACTTACAAATACAATTAGCAGATCAAATTCGTGCTACTGGAGGAGATAAAAAACACGTTGATAAGACTATTAACATGATAAAAAAATCTTCTCGTGAGATTAGAAAAGAGGAAGGATTATCATTCGCAGGATTTCAAATTGTAGCAGCAAATATGTATAGGAATTTACTAGGAATAGACACAAGTGCATTTGAATTTAAAACTAATGATTCATCAAGCACAAGTGGAACGGGGAACACTTTAGCAACACAAACTTTTCAAGATAGAGAAATAAAACCACTAAAACAAGCATTAGAAATAGAAAAAAATAGATTAACTATGAGTAATGAAAAATTAACTTTAATGAGAGAACAATTTAAACTCGATAACTTAACAAATGAATTAAAACTTGCAGAGGCCGAAAATGAAAAATTAAGCACTGCTGAATTAGTAAAAAAAATAGAAAAATTAGGAGTTCAAAAAGATTTACAAGAACAAATTGTTATTAATGCAAAAGCGTTAAGACAAGACAATTTAGATTTACAAAACTTTCTTAAAGAAAACGCTAAAGAAAGGAGAAGCCTTGAAGATGAAGACCAGAAAAATTATGATGATGCAATAAAAAAAATGGATAAGTTAAAAGAATTCGCTAATGCTTCTACGAAAAACTTAGAAGATCAAAATAAATTAAATGAAATAAA